AATGACATAAGTTTTCTACCAACTATTGGACCAACAACAAAACTTCTATATTGGTCTAATATTGCTTTTTCAATTTCCTTTGGTATATATTCAAAATCAATAAGTGTCCTGTTTCTTACATACATATCAATGACCTTTGATCCTGAATTGTTAGACATGAAATTGTCTATTCCATTCATCCATATTTCTTCTGCCTTAACAGGACCAACACCCTCTTTGATTGAATGTATATTATCGTTTTTATCACCAACAATAATCTTAATACCAATATGTTGCTTTGGATTTAATACTTCAATCCTTTTTAAACTGGTATCATATTGTTTTATTGATTTATATTTTGATAATTGACAAAAATCATGATCATTTGATATAATAATAACATCACTATCTGCCTGATGTTCCTTGGTAAGTACGGCTATAATATCATCTGCTTCACAATTATCAACTTGTATTATAAAAATGTTGCCTATAGCTTCTCTTAACATTTCCATAAGCTGTTTATTTTCAATATCAAGCCTGTCTTTATCTATCAATATCTTTGTCTTTGCCCTCTGTACCGTTTTCTTGTACTCTGGATATATCTTCTGTCGCCAGTTATACTTATAGTCAAGGGCTATTATCAGCCTGTCAGGAGAGAATTCGGAAACGTATTTCATAATGTCATAAAATGTTTTTCCACGCCATTTATCCCAAGCCCTTTCAACATCAGATTCAGATTTAACCATCACCGCGGCATTTCTGTATGCAAGATTACTGAAATCAATAAACAAAATTTTGCCATCAAACGGAGGATTATCTCCGAAATCTATTAATCCATCAAGTTCGTCCATTTTTATCCTCTTTTAGTATTTTTTAATTGCGCCCATTACCATAACCGATGATGCCGGTGCTATAAGACCATTAATGATTGATCTGCTTTCAACAAGTTTATAAAGATATTGAATATTCTTCTTCCTGAGAAAGCTGATAATATAATCTTCATCGTCTTCAGTAAGTTTTTCAGGAAATGGAGGATTTATTTCAAGTGCCGAAATTCCAACCGACATGATTTTATACTGAAATTTATCTACAGTAAATTCCTGCTCTGTAACTACATCAACAGAGGCACGAATTTTATCGGTAATAGTAATTTCTCTTGCTTCAGCAGTTGTTGCGTTTCCTGTGTATTCAGTCCAGCCTACTTTTTTCATTCTTTCAATTATTTCTTCTTTTGACAACTGTGCCATAATTTCTCCTATAGTAAAATTGTTTTACCAACCACATTGTTTATATTTTTTAAAAGCACGACATTTTTCAATATCAAAACTATTATCTAATTGAATTTTTTCACAATCTGTTTTATTCCAAGTTTTTATATTTTCATTATAAAATATACAAAATATGTTGGTACATACTGGTTGTTCTGCTTTTATTGATTTGATGCGTTTTCTGCTCACATTACACTACCATTTTCAGTTTTTCCTAATAAACATGATGGAACACCTTTAGATTTTAATACATAATTTTCGGTATCCATTACAAACAATCCTAATTCATTCATTATTCTTTGATATTGCATTTCGCAATATTTGTCACTTACATCAATGCTTATGCAGTTACGATTTAGTCTGTCAGCCACTACAGCAGTAGTACCTGCTCCACCAAACGGATCAATAATTGTTCCACCTTCAGGGCAACCGGCAAGTATCATTGGTTCTATAAGTTTTGGTGGATAAGTTGCAAAATGAGCACCAGGATAACTTACCTGAGCTACTTTCCATACCGATCTTTTATTTCTTACCGGATAAGTTTTTCCAACAGGAATATTTTGAAATCCTGCTCTTATTTCAAATCCTGGATCGTTTGCTACTTCATCAGCTCTACGATATCCTCTACCTTCAATAGATTCCTTATGTATGCTTTTTTCCTTGATTGCTTGTTGATTATAATAATATTTTGGGCTTTTGCTCATAAGAAACACATATTCATGAGCACGAGTACATCTATCTTCTACGCTTTCAGGCATCGGACTTGGTTTATGCCATATTATATCCTGCCGTAAATACCATCCGTTAGCACGAAGGGCAAAAGCAAGCATCCAAGGTATACCAACAAGATCTTTGCGTTTCATTCCTTTTGGGACCGGTGTACGTTCAGTTACTATACTACCTTCATTTTTTGTTTGAAATTTACTATGTTTTGGTGATTCACCTGATTCTTCAGAATCTCTCCATACTTTGCCGGTTGCCTTGTTTCCACCAGCATATGTATCACCAATATTCAACCATAATGTGCCAGTTTTCTTTAATATTCTGTTTACTTCATTAAAAATTTCAACAAGTTTTTTAATGTATTCTTCAGGATCTTTTTCCCTTCCTATCTGATCTTCTACTTTATAATCACGAAGCTGCCAGTAAGGAGGAGATGTTATGCAACTGTCAATACTATTACTTGGTAATTGTTTAAGTAAATTTAAACTACTACCTTCAAGTATGTGTATCATTGAATTCCCTCTATCCTTATATGTTTATCAATATTATCAACGAATAATCCTATATCTTCTGCTATCCTATCATATTGTATTTGACAATATTGTTTATTGACTTCAAGACTAATAGCATTACGACTTAATTTATTTGCAACAAGGGCAGTAGTTCCTGCTCCACCAAATGGATCAATAACAGTACATTGATATATTTTTCCGCCTTGGCATTTGCAAGTTTGTTTCCATCCAACAGTTTTATATGTTGCGTTTTTCTCTTCTTCTGATTTTTGATCTAAACCAGATCTCGATCTTCCACCACTACCTAACATTCCTTTTGATTTAGCTATATTGTTTAATTCACCATAATTGGATTTGGATGTTGGTGTCATTCGTTCTACTACTCTTTCCCATGGAGCACCACATATTGAACAACATCCTTTCTCTGAAGTACCGGCTTTAACACATATTTCAACAAGTTTTTCTGGATATGTAGCAAAATGAGCTTCATTATAAGCTTTTGTAGGTACTGTCCATACCGATCTTCTATTTTTTAAATACTCACCAAATTCATTCTTTTCCCATCTTTCATGTCCAACTATTTCTATTGACTGAAAAGAATCTACCGGATTAAAACCGTCAGCATATTTAGCAGATCCCTTCATTCTGGTATCTTTACGACCATCATATTCAGCAATTTCCTTCACAGCTTCATTATCATAAAAATATTTTCTTGACTTTGACAAAAGAAATATGTATTCATGTGCTTGTGTGCATCGATCGTTTACAGATTCAGGCATGGCGTTTGGTTTGCTCCATATTACATCCTGACGTAAATACCATCCCTTTTCAGTTTCAATCAATGAGTCATAATCTGTAATTTTACAATTTGGACAAGATCTTATTCCTTCCCATACAGGCCACAAATCTGTTCTTAATTCTTTACCACATATTTTACATTTAGAATATCCTGCTTGTAAAGCAAAGGCAACTCTCCATGGTATACCAATCATATCTTTAGGTTTAAGATTGGATATTTTTTTCTGTCCAATACCAACACCAACCCTTCCTCTATCTTTTACTCCAATACCTGATTGACCTGAATTGTCGGTATGTTCACCACCACTTCCTGCTCTACTATCACCAAGATTTAACCACAATATACCATCTGGCCGCAAAATTCTTTTTATTTCACGGAATACTGTAGATATTTTATCTATATATTCTTCCGGTGTTGATTCAAGACCAATTTGATCTTCGGTCCCTATTATTTTACCTGTTCCACCACATTTTAAACAATCTGATCTTGGTTGTAACCTACACCTTTTATCAGCAGGATCGAATTGACCACCGGTTAGATTGCTTGCTTCAAATTCACTACTTCTTTTTATGGCGCAATTACATAAGGAATAATCACGCAATCCCCAATATGGAGGTGATGTAACACACATCTGTACCGAATTGTCCGGTAAAGTCTTTATGTCTTTAAGACTGTTGCAATTGATTATCCGTACCATTTTGTTCCTTATTTTCACTAAAAAAATGTTCTGGTTTTACATCATATTGTTGTGTCACTTCTTTTATAAAAGAATGAATTAATTTGCTCATTTCATATTCAATCAAATATTCAGCATCTTTTGTTAATTTCAATACATCAATAGGTATCGCTGATGTGTTTCTTAATATAATGTTTTGATCAGTTATGGCACCAATTTCAACCATATAATAATTGTTGTCTTTACTTTTATAAAGATTTATTTCTATTTTCATTTCATTTCCTTTTGTATAAATGGTCTTGATAAGATATTTTCTTTTTCTTTAATTTTATAATATGGAATTCTTATTAATCTAATTCTATTATTTCGACAATATTTTGATTTTCTACGATCATGTAATTTTAAAGTATTATAATTATTATAATACCTTTCACAATATTTTCTATCAAAATGTTGTCTTCCATCAAACTCTACGCATATATTAAAATCTGGAAGGAAGAAATCAAAACGAAGTAAACCATTATTTATGCCTCTAAGATCTTTAAAAGATTTCTCTGAAATAAATTTTATATTATTTTCTTTTAAGTGTTGCCTGATTATCTTTTCTCCATGCGATTCATCACAAACAGGACAACCATTACCTCTTAAATGAGAACTTGGATCTTGTTTAAATTCACCATGTTTATAACAAATAACAATTATTTTATTATGTCTTCCTTTGTATTCTACTTTCTCATAATTATATTTATCTCCATGTACCTTTTTGGCACGTTCTATAAATTGTTCGGTAGTTATTGCTTTATTTGCATGTGCTTTTATTATACCACATTTATAACAATTATTTCCAATAATATGGCTAGTTGGTGTTTGTTTAAATTCTCCATGTTCTGGACAAATAATAATAACTTTTTCTCTGCTATTAACATATTTTACTTTAGAATAATTATATTTGTTACCATGAACCAATTTGGCTTTAGTAACAAAATGTTCTAGAGTTGACAAATTTATTTCAGAAGATAAATTGTATGAACAATATTTACATCCAACCCCCATCAAATGACTGGCTGGTCTTTGTTTAAATTCCCCATGTTCTGGACAAATAATAATAACTTTTTCTCTGCTATTAACATATTTTACTTTAGAATAATTATATTTATTTAGATGTATTGATCTTGCTCTTTCAATAAATTGTTTAGTGGTATATTTAAATTTATTAGAAATTGACTTTAATCCACATTTTTTACATCCATGTTTTTGCCACAAATGTTGATCTGGTCTTTGTTTAAATTCCCCATGTTCTGGACAAATAATTATTACTTTTGTTTTGTTATTTTTATATATAATTTTTGAATAATCATATCTATCCCCATGAATTAATCTGGCTTTAATAATAAAATTATTTTTTGTCATTAAATATAAAATCCCTTGACAACAAATTTGATTCTCCATTTTTTGTTACTCTATTAAATATCCATATTTCACTTTCTGTCAATTCTTTAAGTGTTATTAATCCTTTTCTAAGTTTTAACTCCAATTTAATTAAATTTAATATAAAATAAGAATCAATTATATCTGATATTGGACTATATCCTGGTGGTTTCATTCTATTAAACACATCAACATCAAATTTTGGTTTAAATTTATCATCAATATTTTTAAAATTATTTATTATTTCACTTTTTGG